ATGCAATTAATTAACTTGGTGTTTGTTTGCCCGAAGCCATGACTAGTCTTTCCTAAGCCATCCCGTTCAGTCCCGATAGCGTCTTCGTAGTACAGCACTGCTGGGCGTAGTGGGTGTTCGCATTGATTATGCTTAATTTCAATCGTGTAGCCATAGAGGAAATCTTCTAGGCTGTCCGCACTCAATAAGGATGAGTTCCGTTCAGCCGCCATGCCGTTATCTAAGGAGATAACATTATTCTCATCCGGCACCTCGTCCTTATGCTTAACTCTGATATTCCAGTAAGCACCGTGACCATCGTCGTAGTTATCCCAACCTTGAGTAATGACTACATCACCCGCAATAAGCGGAGTGTAGGCTTTCATATCCGCAACCGTCTTTAATTGGAACGGCCGATCGTGGAATTGCGCCTGCTTCAACGTTTCTTGAACCTGCTTAGTCATATCAAGCAGTTGTTTATAACGGATATATATACCATCCTTAGGATCGTTAATTTCCGCCATTGCGTCATTTAAGGCCTGCTTATATTTACTAATCCAAGTTTCAAAATCGGTCTTAAATTTAGCACCAGTATCTTTAATGTCCTGAGTGGTTTTATTTCCGGCATCGGTTACCGCTTGAAGAATTTTTTCAAATTCTTCGACATAAATATCCTCAGCTTCCCCAATGTGAGCTAGGAATTTATCATCAAATACATCAAAGTCAATATCAACACTTGATATGGTTTCACCATTTTCATCAATAAACCGAATAAAGAATTGTTCCCAATGCCCCGGCACGTTAAAAGTATGTTTATCAAATGGCAGGGTAAATTTCCCTTTAACCGGTGAGTCACCATGATAAATCTTCAAATCACCAATACGTTCAATAACATGCCGGTGGGAAACCATTTTATTATCTACCCCACCGTAGATGACTGAATAATTACGAAGGTCAACCGTGTAATCATTATTCGTTATCCGTAATGGTAGTAGGTCTTGGGTATCACCAACTCGTCCATTGAAATTACCAGAAATATCAAGCTCTTCACCTTTGTAACGAGTTAAATCAAGGCTAACTCGCATGCCATCCCCTTTTACTGACATATACTCACTCCTTTCTTTAGTAATTCATATACTCTTGGGTGTAACTGTTGAGCTTATCTAACAGCTCGTTACATTTATCAAAATTATTCTTTAATCCCAACATATAAATATCATCTACCACTAATCTTTCAGGCAACCAAAGCTTCAGTTCCGGTGTATCACCAATATCTTCATCAATAATATCGTTGTCATTAAAATCTCCGACAACATTGTTTATGACCATTTGAAGTTGCTGGATACAAGAAATCGTCCATTGATAAACAACACGATTCAGCAAATTTGTTGGATTATCTAATTTCATCACCTGAAGTTCTGGAAGCTGAACATCTTGATCAAAATAAGGACTTGCCTTTAAGTACAAGTCCTTAATTCGGTTATAGATATTTTGAATATTACTCTGATACGTTGCTATCAGATCCATTTTGCTTATCTCCTTCTGAATTATCAATTAGTGCTTCGACCATTGGCTTTAATAATTTCCAAAGCCGTTCAGCGTCGTCTTGCCTATATTTGCGTCCTTCAGTAGTGTCTTGGACTATAAAAGTTTTGCCGTTATCTGGAGAATATCCTCGACCAAAATTTCCGGTCTCAGTATCATAACCATATTCACCAACTATTTGTCGAATTACATCTTCTTGAGGTGTTGGTACTGGTTTATTGGGTTTGTCAGGTTCACTTGGCTTATTCGAATTAGACGGTTTACTGCCCTCACTAGGATTAGCTAACTTATTCCAACCAATTTCGTCAAGGTAAAAAATACTTTTATCCATTCCACCGCTACCAAATTGCCAGCCAGTAACCGTATCCCACGCTCCAGTAGGAACTTTAATATTAGGAAGCTCCCAACTGGTCCAATTATCTGTCTTATAATCTGCAACCCATAAGCCACAGTTATTTGAACAATTAGCAATTTGTTCCAGTGAAGACGCTTGGCAATAAATTAATGGCCAGATGTTAGTCTGACGATGAACTTCATCAACGAAATTACGTACCCAGTTAGTATTACCCCATGCTGAATTCTGCCTTCTCTCCCAATCAACCGCTAGCACAGCTTTACCAATGTAATTGCGGATATTATTCAGGAAGTATTGGGCTTCAACAACCGGATCACCCCCAGCAGCATAATGATAAAGTCCTAGCAGTTTACCATTTGCTTTGGCTAGATCCCACTGGTGGTTACACTTTGGGTTAACATAGTTTGTCCCTTGAGTAGCCTTAATAACAACCCCTTGTGCATGAGAATCAGTCACGATGCTATCTGCACTACCTGAAAAAACATCAACAGTATATATAGACACCATCGCACCTCCTAGCTATCAACAAACTTCTTAATTTTTTCTTGCTCTTCTTTAGTAAGCAACACCATATTGTTGAAATGATTTTCATGTCGCCCACCAGTAGCACCATTAAAGCTAGTATTACCAACATCAGTATTAATATTAGTAATACTTTTTAACAATATGGCATTAATATCTTTCATAGCCTTGCCAGTGTTATTGAAATTAATTGTTGCATCAACAGGGTTGAAATCATTAACGGTATAGCTAAAGATTACCATATCAGTATCAACGTTTAATTCTGGGTCAATAGTGTGGATACTATCGCCAAGCTCGTAGTGAAAGTTATCCTTATGGGTCCAAGTCATTGTTGTAGCAGGTTCAACTTGCAAGTGATTTTCAAGCCAATTGTTAACTGCATTCTGATCATAAAGAGCATCCAGTGTCTGAACTTCTCCTCTATGTTCATCATATTTATCAATTGAATCTTGATTCTTATAAGTACCGCTTAATTGGTAAAACTCAGTTGTTGATGAGGAACCACCTGAATCGTCAGCATTCCCACCATCAGAAACTATCGCTGCCATTTGATCATTACGAGCAACCCAGCTTGGGTAATACCAACTAGCCGGTTCTTCTTTACATACTTCACCGGGCTGTGGTTCAAAGATAATCGTATTTGCATCTAAGAATAAGCATATATGATATGGATTTCCATGTGCTCCATAAAACCCAACATCCCCTGTCTGTGGCGTACTTACTTCATGGAAGCTAGACTCTTGTGACAATGTAGTCCAACCAATATCAATACCAAACTTCGAATATACAAAGTGTACAAATCCTGCACAATCAGTTCCAGCAGTCGTCCGCCCACCAAGTATATATGGAACTCCTAGCCATGAACGAGCATAGTCAATAACCCCCTGTGCATTCTTAGTTACAGGGTTATTATCGTCACCTGTTGTAACAGTCTTTTCCATTTTTCCGGCCTGATACTGAACAGAGTTAACCATATCGGTACTTGATGATTGAATATCAACATTTGGCGAGTGATACAAGTATCTAAAGGTTTCACCGGTCTTATGAGTTAGACTAGCTAAATCATAGATTTTGAGCGTATTTCCGTCCGGAATCCAGTAACCTCCGAATGCTGCTAAGTTAGAAGTTAAGTAATCAAAACAACTCCCTTGAGCTTGTGCTGGCTGGTCAATAAACTGTCCATGTAATTCATATCTAATTCCCTGATCATTATTATCAAAAAATTGGTGCATTACACTATCTAATGAATAAGTTTGATCAGCTTGTGCTCGTTGAATCACCGTTCCAGGTTGCTGACTGTCACTATTAGAATCACTTGCGGATGAATTGCTATCTTTGTTAGCCTCCGGTAAGCGTAGATTACGTAGTTTATCAATTAAAGCATTAACAGCAGTAATTTTATTAGTTACTACTCCTTGCTCATTAGTGATTGGCTCAACTTCTTTAATTTTGTACACTTGTCCGTTAAACATCACTTCTGCCTGAATCTTTGCTAAATTGAAAACATATTCAAATCCCGGCAAATATCTCATGGTAAATGACACCTGGAAGGTTTGCGATAAAGCAAATTCCCTAGACCAAGTATTATACAAGTCAGCAAAATTGATTCGTTCTTCTGCTTTACCATCATGGCTCCTAATTAAGGCATATGTCATGACTTCCACCAGAAAGGAAAGTCAACAGTGACTTTACCTGAAAAATTATCAATTTGGAAATCGTTCATACCAATTTGAAGAGTAATTACACCATGATCGGTGTTAATTCCATCATGGTTACCATTAAGCATTGGATTAACTTCATCAAGTTCCCACTTACCTGACCAGCTACTTGTTCGGCTAATACTATCTCTAGTGGTCTTATTAGTAATCTTCATATTACCTTGTGAACTACCCTCTAGCATTAACTTAAACGGATGACCCCGTCGCTCTGGATCAATTAAGACATCAGACTGATTAAGAACGCTGAATGAATTGCTATTGAATGAATAACTAGCATTAGATATTGAATTATTTCCAATACCTAATACATAACTAGTAGAAGTTCCCACACTTCGACTTAACCCAATTAAATCAGTAAATGTGACATTGCACGTCCATCCTTTATCACTCGTATAGGTTGGTGTTGTTAGCTTTGACTTACCATAATACATACGTTGTGGCCAATCTTCCCAACAAATCCAATATGGTTCACGAGAATCTAAGAACCGTTGCAATGCATCAAACGCTAAATACATATCCGGTTCATCTAAACCATTAAACCAGAACGACATAGTTAGTTCACGATTAGAATACGTTGAAGAATTTAATCGCTGACCATCGTTAATACCTAATTTCTCAGTATTATCAGATTGAGTAACTGCTGACGGTGAATGCATATAACAAAGCACTCCACCTAAATCTGGTTGATCGTAGATAGAGTGCCATTTTTCACCATCTGGTGAGATAGATAATTCAATCGGCTTTAATGGGACATAAGTTTTAAAATCATCGTGAGGTGTCAAGAATGGATATTGTTTAGGTTTATCTTTTCTTGTAGAAAAAACTTGCATTAAATCACTATCCTCTCATTGCCATCCGCCAATCTGTGGCGTTTTGTTTATTAATCATGCGTCGGGTTTCATCAACTGGTAACACTGGTTGTAAGTTAATACTCTTGATAGTTTCAATCGTCTTTTGTAGCAGTGCTACTACTTGGCCATTGAACTGACCAGCACTAGCAGTAGAACGAAGTTCGGGATGAACCATTTCCATCTTTTGCCAAGCATCACGCATTAAAGGTATTGCCTGACTATTATAGGGATTAATTACATATTCATCATGTTCAGCATTATCACCAATTAGGGCAACATCGGGATGCGTCATGTGAACCCCAGAAGCCCAACCATGACCATTGCCGATATTGCCCCAGCCACCTTCGCCACCATGATTAAGAGCGTTGATAGCTGCCATAATTTGATCAAATCCAGAAAGGATATTATGGTGTCCTGGCATAGCCCATGTATTAAACGTTGATGGAATAAATTGAAGTAACCCTTGTGCAGGATTACCGCTTGCCATATTTTGATCCCAAACTTTTTGGCTTACCTTCTCATCACCACCGGATTCAGTCGCAATCTGACGAAGTAATTTTTGAACTTGCCAATCCGCTATATGAAAATGCATTTTAGCGGCAGCCGACCTGATTACTCGAGTCCAATCGCCATTGATGGGTTCTTTGACTTCTCCAAGTAAATCTTTCAATACATTAGCAATTCCACGGGATAACCCGATAGCTAATGACTTGCCAAATGAAGGAATAATTGGAACAGATGAATTCCAATCAGTTAGCTTAAGTATTAGTTGCTTAGATGCACTGACTGGATTATTTTCAAATTGTTCAGCTAATTTATCCATTTCTTCATCAGATAAAGTACCATCTGCGTAATGTGGAATTCCAAGTTGTGAAAGTATTGGGTGAGCATGCGGTGCATCGATAACCATTGCTCCTTCTTCCAAGTCATGAACCGTGTTCTGGCCTTGCGGAAGCGAGAAGCCCCGTGATGGTTCCCAAACAATTTCTTGTTTATGTGCAGTTAATCCATCATTAAGTACAGCCTTACCGCCCGGATGAGCGATTGTCCCGTGAGCATAACTAATAGTGCCAAGCTTCTTGTCTCCACCAAAATCACCGATTACTTTGTTAATTCCTGAAATACCTTTGTTCAAGCGACTAACAATCTCAGACATTGATTTGCCAGCAATCTCAGGGAGCTTATTAAAGCCACTTCTAAACTCACTAACAATATCATCAAGCCAATCTGACCATGATTTCTTAAAGCTCGATTCAAACCCGTTTTCAGTTGAACGCAATGAATTAAATCCATGATATTCTGCTCTATCAGCTCTAGTAAGAGCACGATCAACGTCACGATCTAAATTTCTCCACACAGAATCCCATTCGCGTGAAAAAGCTTTATTAAAGGATTTAAGCCCCGCTTCAATTGAAAGAATCATATTACCAAATTCTTTAACAAAACCATGTTTGCCAACAGCCTTATTGGCTTCTTGCATTTGTTTAGACAATGTTTTAGCAAAATTATACTTAACTAAGTCCTTTGATAAGGTCTTCAAATCTGAATCAACTTTTGATAAGCCTGTCTTTTTATTCGACAGTTTACTTATAGTCTTTTCAAAAGAATTAAATTCCTTATCAGCTGATTTCAATGGTTTGATTAGATGCTCCCAATCTTTAACCATTGCACCAAGATACTTAGTAAGTGACTTAAATTCATCAGCTAATTTTGACTTCTTGATTGACTTAGCCAATCGGTCGAAATACTCCCCAACTTTAGAATGTTTCATGTCCCTATCAAGTTTGGAAATATCCTTGTCGAACTCACCTAGCCCGTGCTTGCCAGTCAAGCTCTTGACAGATTCAGACATGGTCTTAGTAGCTTTGCCAAAAATCTTAAAGTCCTTAGATGCTTTATCTAGGGGCTTAACTTCTTTTTGAAGCTGTTTGACAAATTCTTTTAAGCGCTTGTTCATCGAGTTCAACTGTTTAGTAGGATCATTATGCTTAATAACTTGCTTTAACGACTTCAGTGAATGAGTGTACTCAATAATTGCACGATTCATTTGCTTAACATTGGCAATATCAGTTTTAGAATAATGATTTCCGCCTAGTGAACGAATTTTCTTTTCAGATGGCTCACTAGATTTATGAGAACTTGAATTGCTACTTGATGATGAATCGGTGCCATTCCACCAATCCTTGACTTTCTTCCAAGTGTCTTTAGCCCAACCGGTTACACTCTTCCACATAGATTTAAATCCTTTTGCAATACCACTAAAAGCATCGCTCCAATCACCTTTAAGAATATCCTTAAAGAATTTGATAGAACCCTTAAAGGCTTTGGAAAGTCCCGGGCCAAGTTTGCCACCAATCAAGCCACCAAGCATTGAACCAACGATCGGGCCAAACGGGCCAAGTACGGGAGTTAATGCCATACCAGCAGCAGTACCGGCAATAGTGCCGACACCTTTACCAATCATTTTGGCTCGATTATGGATATGTGAACCAGTTAAGCCACGGAGAATATCAACAGCGCCTAAACCGATACTTATTCCACCAGCTAATTTAGTCGCTATTCCTTTACCAACGAAAGAAAAGTTAACACCCTTAAACCAGTTAGTAGGATTAATACGAAGCTTACTAATTTGCTTTAAGTTGCCCATTAAATCGCTGAGCATATGACCGCTAAACTTGAACTTACCAATTGCACCTAGTTTCTCATTTACTAGTCCTAAACCACCAGCAATCTTAAATAACTTACCGTAAGCAAATTGTGTCATCAAGATTCCACCGATTCCCTCAAGAACCGTCATAGCAATCTTGTTTTTACTAATATGGTCAAGTGCATCAGCAAATTTATCAAAACCATCAGCAGATTTACTGGAATTACCGCTTAATAGTCTAAATGGAGCACCTAATGCTTCAACAATTAGTTCAAATGACTTCCAAGCACCTTTGGCAATAACGGAGCCAATTCTTGTTAAAGCTTCCAGCACAGTCACTAAGTCTTTAGCATGCTGAGGAGTTAACCAGTCACCCATTGCCTTAGCAACATTAGCGATACCTTGACCCAGTTGTGCAATAGCACGCTGAGTTTCTTTATTATCTAATGCTTTACTGAGTGAGTCTAAGCCAGTAGCTGAAACACTAACTAACGGTGCCATTAAGGCCTTTTTAGTATCAGCCCATGAAACTTGCATATGGTGTAATGCACCATCAGCGGTTTTATTCCATTCACTGGAGTTCTCTTTCCAATCATTAGATGCTTTTGACAAGATATCATTGAATTGATCACTCGTCATTTTACCTGAAGCTAGTAAATCATCGAATGCTTTCTTCGACATTCCAGAAGCTTCTTGAAGTGCTTTAGTAAGACCAGGGGCAGAGCGTTCAAGACGTCCTAATGACTGAGTCGTTACTTTTCCAGAAGTTTCAATTCGCGTTAAGCCATTAGCAAATGCATCAGCTTGATCGCCAGATAATTTCATTTTATCTGCTAACGAACCAACACCTGTAGCTAGTTCTCTAGCTTTCTCAGTTGAACCTGTAAACCCGTAAAATCGGGTTACCAAATTACCAACTGCTGCACCTGATAAGTTAGAATTCTCCTTTAGTTCCTTAACAGTTGCTCCAACTTGTTTAACCTCTGCATCGGTCATTCCTAAGTTTTTCCATCGTTCAGCTACTTCAGTACCTGCTTTAGCAGCATTGTAACCTTCAACAGCCCAACTTTTAAGACTACCAACAATATTATTAATACCATTGGTAATCATTCCACCAAAGACAAAGCTTTTAGTTAATGAATGACCAATACTCTCAGTTTTTTTAGCGTCTTTATTAAGCTCACTATTATCCATCTTAGGCTTAATGATTGGAGATTTTAGTTCATTAACAGTCCGTTCAAACTCAGATGTTTTTTCGTTAGCCTGGGTTGTATCAGCTTTAATTTCAACCTTCTTATCGTGTAAGTCACTGATAGTATGATCTAATCTTTTTGTTGCTTCCGTCGTTTCAGAGGCAGAAGCTCTGACCTCGTTTAACGACTGTTTAAATGAATTCTGAGCATTTGCTCCTGAATTCATTCTTTGATCAAGTTCACTGAACTTCTGCACAAAATCAGTTAGTTTCTGATTCATTAATGATATTGGTTCAGTAACCTTATCAATTGCTTTAACAACAATCTGCTTTTCGGCAATAATTGCTGGCATTCGCTCCTACCTCCTTTCACATAAATATGTCAATGAACCGTTGTCGTTGTTTCCGTTCATCTTCCATTTGCTTATGCAACTTTTCATCGGTAATAGCATTAATTGCATTACGACGCTTTTTTAGTGCATTATCTGCTTCACTAGTATCAGCCTTAGGGTCAGCAAGTGCCGCAGGGACGATTGTATTAGCTACAACAAAGCGATTATCAATCAAAGCGTTATAACTTCGTTGATAACCACCAGCTAAAATATAATCAACTTCCTTAGGGGTTAAATCGTAAACTTCTTCTGGCATAGTCTTACCAACTACCTCATTCATCTCACGGAGAAGGTTCAACATTGCCTGATGAAAGTTGTTGACTACTTGGACAGCTCTTGAAGTTGCTTCTTGGCTAATTCGTAATTCTGCTTGGCTACTTCTACTCCAAGTTCTGCTTCCCGAAGATTCTTTTGGTCGCTCTTGTTGGTCTTCTGACGAACCACTTTCAATGCGACTTCGGAGTTTTTCCAGGCGTCTTTCAGCAAGTAGAGCAAGTGATGAATCTTCATCGCTAAAAAACCGTTAGCCTTAATTTCTTTGTAAACATTATTGAAAACATCTGCTGAATTAAATACTCCTGATTCTTCTAATGCGTCGCCAACAGCATTAACACTCGGCAATGACTTTGACTGGCATGCACAACGATAAGCATTAATAACAGCATCTGGATCTTGTGAGATTAAACCCTCAATAAGGTTATTAAATCCATCGACATTTGAATCTTTATTTTTACGAGCATATTCACCGACGATACGGTCATAAAAACGGTGATTGAACTTAATCGGGTACGTCTTGCCGTTAATTTCTAATTCATTCATTTTATTTCCTCCAAATAACCGCCCTTACGTACTGTTTATTTCATAGGCGATTTAATATTTCTATTGATTAGAAGCAGAACTTTCTGGCGCTACTTGACCAGCTGAAGAAGCCGGTGCACTTGGTTGACTAGTGGCAGAAGCACTAGTAACTGGCGTATTGCTTGCAGGAGTATCCGCATGGTTTACCTGACTAGTAGCAGGTTGACTGTTAGAATTTACTCGCGGAATCATTCTTTTGGCCTGCTTCCATCTTTTGGTTCATTGGAACGGTACCAGAAGCATCCCCTTTGTTATCATCATTAATTCCAGCGGTTGAAACAAGCTTACCTTCTGCATTAGCACCAATTTCAGTAGGCTTAGTGAATCCGTAGTATTTAACAATGTCTGAGAACATTCCCGAATCGAAGTCTTCAGGCCCAAGGACAAATGGGTTACCTTGTTCGTCATATCGACGTGCAAGTCCGGTAACTTCAAAGGTAACGTTTTGAGTAACCGCTGTGTTAAGTGCTTCTGTTTCTGGAAATGCTGAAATCTTAACTTCTGAGAATTCCGCATTAACTACTTGCTTGCCATTGGCAGTCCGTAGTGAGTTCCAATCAACCCGCCATAAAAGCATTGTCATCTTGTGTTCCCAAATGTAGTAAAGGTCACGAGCAACATCAGTAAGCATATTGCCGCCCTTAGTCATTACAACGTTAACAACCCGTTGCTGGTTAGTTGAGCCAGTATCCTTAATAGTTGCCTGCTTTGTAGGCGTTGAACCTAATGTAGCTGTGTTAGTGCCTGATGAAGCACCTTGAACACCTAAAACGTGGCAAGGATTTGATTGAGGTTCCCAAGGAGCCTTGTAGTAATACATCACCTTGTCAGATGATTGTGGTTCAACAATTGGCTTTAATGAGTCATCTGCCATAATTTTCTTCATTCCTTTCTAAAAGAAAAACCACAACTAAAAAGCTGTGGTTTCAATTACCGAGTAATTAATTCTGATTATTTGTCGATTTAATGTTTTATTGGTCGAATTATCGACCATTGATATTAACGATGGCTCGTCATGACCCACAGAATATCCGCTGATGCTTAATTGGCGGCATAACTGCATAATCTTATAGGTATTGACCAAGCTTCGTTGTAGGGCATTCTGAACATCTACTACATCAACTTGAAAAGAATAGGAATATTGCCGTGCATTCGTAAACTGATTAGTTGAGTTGTTGTTTAACAGCTGAACACGACACACAGGCATTTGTTTCGGTATATCTTGTGATGCAGAAAATGTTTTGATTCCTAATTCATTAATTTCTTCAATTAATTTCAAATAAATAGCAACAAAAGGTGGTTCTTGTGTCATACATCAAACCCCTTTCTAATTGCTTCATCAATTTCATTATCAAATGAACTGTTAAGCTGGTTGACCCCCAAATGATTAACAGCATCTTGAAAGGGATGATGAGCAGGATAATTTTTAGTCAACAATCCAAACTCAAACGCTTGTGAATAATTATAACCACCATTCGTTGTAGTCGTATAAATACGATGTTTATTACCATCAACATGATCTTTCAAGTTATCAACCATATGCTGGTTATTAGCTTTCCGACCAAAAGCCTTTGTTCCTGGACGATAACCTGGTTGACGATACTGCCGTTCACGCATAAGATTACGAACTTCATTTGTCGTTTTTTCAGCCATCTTATTAACAGCACGTTCACCATTGTAAGAAGCCATTGCAGTCATATTACGCAATTTAGCTCCAGCATTGCCAAAATTATTCTTATCCAACGTAGCCGATATATTAGCCATTACTGCTTTCAATTGCTCATCATTGAAAATAAAATCAATTTCAGGGATGTTGTCATTATTCCAGCTCATTAGCACTCACCTCCAAATCATTAGAGAAGTAAATATCAGTTCTCGTTGCATGTTTCCGCACCTGAATAACTGTCATCTTCTCTAATTCACTATCGGGTTTACCATTTTTTACGAATGATACTGAGTCAGCATTAACGTTACCTTGAATCCGAGCAACCCATGACATGCCATATTGCTTGCCAAAAAGATTATTTTGTAATTGAGCACCATTAACTTCAGTAACATGGGCACGTACAACTTGATACGTCCACTTTTCGCTGTCGTCTAATGTCCCGTGAACTAACTCTTTATGACCAAGCACCAATGGAATAAACCTTACCATGACCACACACGACCTTTCGATCCTGTGGTCTGATTGGCAAGATAACGCTCCAGCAATGGAATATATGGGTCTAATTCGTTATCTTGAAATGACCAACTAGCTCCTTCTTCTGAATATGACTTTGTCCCATCGGCATCATTAACCGACTGAACGTAGTGTGCTTCAGTAATCCTAATAACTACAACTTCAAGCTGAGATGGTAAATCATCGGCTCCAACAAACAGGCAAACCATATCGCTTGCCTGCTTAATAAAGTTTGATAAAAGCTTGTCCAAGTCATCCCCATCAATATTCTTATCAAGCTTAACGGTGGCCAATAGTTCACTGACCTTTGTGTCTTTCATTTAGACCACCTCTTTTTTTAATTACTTGCCTTGTTTAGGATCAGGCTGCTTGTCATCAACTGATGGATTAGGTTGCGGCGCTGGGGTAGAACCACCAGCAAAGCCAATAGTTGCAAGTAAAGCATCGTTATAAATAGACGTTGCAAGGTATTCGGTAGTTGAAGTCTTGTTGATTTGATGATCGCCATCATACCAAGCATAAACTTGTGGAGCTTGCTTCATGTAAGTCTTCATAGCACCAGGCTTTACAGCAATTGCATGTCCTTTAGTTAACTTAGCAGTCCGAATGATTTCCCATCCCAACAACTCACCAAAGCCACCATTAATTAAAACATCATCGCCTAAATCAGATGCACGAGTCCAGTTGTCCCCGGCCGCCTTACGCAAAGAGGCAGCATCTTTATATGAGACATAAAGAACACCTTGTTGAGGATAAGTGGTACCTTCAATGGCGTTTGTAGCGTGAGCAAAAGTGTCTTCAAGATTATCAATTAAATCAATTTGATCTGGAGTATTACCAGTAACCTTTAATGGAGCGTTCTTAGCAGTATCGAGAACATCATCATCAACGTAAGTAGCTAGAGCCATAGCCATTTGACGAGCCGCTTCAGTACGTGGATCGCCATATGGAATCTTAGCCGCTTCATCTGAAATGGAATAAGCAGATACAATTTTCTTAATCTTCGCTTGTTGAGTCGTGTATTCCAGTGAATCGAAGTTAATTTGTTCACCTTCACCATATTCACGAGCTGAACCGGTGTACTTGTACTTTGGCACAGTAATTGTGTCACCAGGACGACCTTCTAAAGTAGTATCAACCGGTGCAATAGATGAAAACACATTGAGTTTTGATAATTGGGCGCCAATCATCGGTGCTAGAACTTGCGGGTCTAACATATCGGCAAAATGAGTATAATTTGTTGAACTTGCTACCATAATTTAATTCTTCCTTTCGCTAATTAGTTTGTTGACTTTCAACATATTTCTGCATTTCTGCATATGTCATTTCAGCCATATTCTTGTTTGAGATATCTGTCTGTGCTGGAGAACCATTTTGTGGAGTTTTACCAGCAGATGACTTGTGTAACTCATTACGCACACCCTGACTAACCAATTGTTTAAATCGTTCAATGTTAGCCTTAGTTTCATCTTCTGTTGAGCCAAGTAACATATCAGCCCCATCAGTTGGCAAATTCTGTTCAGCTAACAAGTCTTTGGTGTGAGCTAAATGTTCACGACGATCCAGTTCTTGTTCACGCTTGTTTAAAGCGTCTTCTTGTTGCTTAACCTTGTTGGCTTGCTCCTTAGCTTGCTTTTCTGCTAATTCCTTGGCAGTCATGTTTGCTTCAGCCTTGCCGTCTTTTTTTGCCTTTTCGATTTCTGATTGATGTTGTTCTTCCCACGTCTTCCGCTCTTTAGCAATTTGAGCTGAGACTATCTGCCCTAACTCTTCACGTGTAAAAGTCTTTTGAGCTTCTTTTTCTGGCTGTTTCTCAGGCTCTTGTTGCTCTTGAGCTTCTGTCTTTACAGGTTCTTCTGCCATTTCAAATTCTCCTTTACGTGTAACGCTCGCCAGCGAAACTCGTTTAACGTCCGGCGACGAATCAGTGTTCTTTACCGACTGCACCGAAAAAAGTCCAAAACAAAAGCAACTGTTCGATATCCTCGAATAGTTGCTAACTAATTTCTGTTATCTTCGTAATATTTGACGACATTAAAATAGTTTCTTTGCCATCTAACGTTATTGTTGATATAAACGGGGCACCATTACATAAAGCATCCAATGTTTCATTACTTATTTTTAATTTAAGACTATGCCAAAACCCTTTTGAAATATCATCAGGACTAGGTCCATCCCAATAAGTTACTTGATAAGTTTTTATCTTTGTTTTCATTAGCTATCCTCTGTTACTTCTAAATCATCGCCATTGCCATATTCATCAGTGGTATCTTCAACTTCTTCAATCCAGCACTGACAGTTAGGGTGCATAGGAGGTAGATTAACGCCTTCTTGTGCATCCTCAATGTTATAAATGTTTCCATCTAAATCAGTGCAATCCTGACAACTATTTACAGCTTCAAGAGATAAGAAACGATATTGAGTAACTCCACGTGCTTGAAAGTCTGCAATTGTAGAATTATTTAGCTCACGACAAGTTTGTGTTCGCATAGTAGTTTCAGCTTGTGCGCTAGCACCACCTGAACCATCTTTACCACTTAGAATACGTTCAATATCTTTCACATAATCATGTTTGTCATCAGTGTCTTGTGACGCTTGTTGACATACGTTACTAATTTTTGTAATCGTTTGATGAATATTGCGATTAATATTATCCTCAACACTTTTGCGTTGAGTTACAGTACGTGATACAGATTTCTGAAGCATTACATTATAGTTGTATGGAATATAGTGCATTGTAGGTGTAGCCACTTGCTGTGCTTTACTAATCTTCTGAACATCACGTGGTATCTTACTACTGTTATGTTGCATCATGTTATGGATTGATTGACTAATTTCAATCATAGGAATTGCCACACGTGCAGTTAGTACATCAGATTGTTTAGGATGGCCCAACAAAAGACTAGAGGTATAAAAAGCAACAAGCGGAGCTACACTGTTATTAAAATGCTTTAATTCTTCCACAGCATCCTGTATATCGTCTTTTTCTGCCGGAGATGACCAATTTACTTCACTAGCTAAAAAAGCACTAATTTCGCCTTTAATTTGACGATTAGCATTACGATACATTTGTTTTATCTGCTTAATGAATTGAGCACTGGTTCCATATGTCGAGCGGATCAGTCTTCTTTGTTGTTTTTTACTTAGCATTATCATCATCTCGTTGTTGATGTTGAGCTATAAAATCAATTGGTGACTTAGGCTGTTCTGTTTGTTGTTCAGCCTGCTTTTTTGCTTCAGCTAAATCAGCAGGATTAACTCCTTGAAGAGGGGCTTGGTCGAAACCATAAGTATTTTGATTAGGATCCGCTTCCTTTTCTTCTTCCAGTCGTTGTTCTTCGGCATCAGCGGATACACCAGTAACAGTTGCAATAAACTCACGCATTGTCTGATCACTTAAGATACCCAAACTATTTAATTGGACTGCCATCTGTACAATATCAGCATTATTACGTGGTAAATTCGGGTGATAGTCTGGTTTGTAGTTATTCATAACATCGGGATCACTAAGTTCCTGATTATACTCCCAGTAATTCCCTAGTAACCGCAAACGACGCATAATTCCACGGGTGTATAAACTTTCCTGCATTGACCGCTCCTGATCTTCACCAAATAGTTTATACATAAGTGCAACTCCTGATGATTGACCACTAAATGCATCATCTGTGGTATTGGGCGTATTGGTATCCTTATGGATATCAGTAATTAACTGATTAATATAGGTTTGCCATCCCTGCTCATTTAATTGCTTGGTTAAGTATTGAGCAGATGAAGGAACGACTGTTGTTCCGTTAGCATTATCATGGAATGCTGGCTTTAACCATAAAAATGGGTCTTTAGTATCAATCCTTGGCACCTGAACTGGTTCGCCATTTTTGTCAACCATATCAGTACCATCCGGATTCTTAACCGTAACTAGATCATCACTAAAATCAATATCACCATTTAGCATAAGCTTAGCATTAGCAAAGTCTTCTTCACTGTTAGCCATCTCTGACATCGCTAAATCGTAAGCGTCAATCTCGTCAAGTTTAGATTCCCAATCTCCAGTTTTATTCTCGTTGTTAATAAATTCAGTAAGCGGAACTGCACCAAAGTTAGTTGATTCTTGACCAAGCAAAGTATAGTCACCACTATTATCTTCGTTAGTTGTATTTGACCGAAAATGGTAAGTAGTATCAGCTGTATAAACATCAACATAGTATTGCTGTTGATTATCATAATTAACAACGTAATAGCGAACACCAAATAGTGAATGACGGTCAATTGACGTGTCGTAAACTACAAAGGCAGTTGCTGGGTCAATAGCCCGCATTTTGACTTCTGGTGTAGCAACATTACCATCTTCATCTTCTGTTGCCTCATCGGCATAAAGTAGCTCGTAAGCTCGACCAGTAACAGATAGATTAGTCTTCATAACTTTTTCGTGGTATTGCTCATCGTTTTTTTCGTTAAAGTCCTTTAAATCTTCATCGACCGTTGTGTCAGGATCACCCTTCTCCTCATTATATTTGAATTGAATTGGTTTACCTAACATATATCCGACACGCATATTAGTAATAAATTTAGCGAAGCCAGAAGCAATTCGATTATCAGCTCGCCCCATTTGTTTTTTATTATTAATCCAATAATGAATATCGTTATCACCTAAATAATAACGCTGTAGTTTAGCAATCCGAGGAGCATCTTGTGTTGAATGACGTTCAACAAATTTTTGAACAACTGTAGCGATTCCTGATGGATCGTGATTATCAAAAGCCTTATGAAATACATCGTCAGGCATAACGTATGTCTGATTAACCTGCGTATTCCACCGCTTCCCATTTAAGATTGACTGTGAATATAATTCAGGATTATCTTGTAACATTTAATCACCTCAATATAAACCGAATCTCTTAAGTCCGGCTTTAATGTTGTTTCGACTATTAGTTTGATGTTGTTTCTTAAGTTCCTTCAAATGAATTGGAGTGGCTAACGCATACCGCATGGAATCCATTACGTGGTCCATCTCTTTAACAGGCTTGTCCTCCGCTTTATCGTCCCATTGGTAGTTATAAACTTCTTCCATAAACTTCTGGGTATGGTTCTTCCATACAAAAAAGCGCCCCTGTTTCATAAGAGACGCTACTATTTCAATTCCAGGGACAACCTGCTTCCATCCGTTCAAAGCATTAATTCCAGCGTGTTTAAAATGATCAATGTAAGCTGGTGTCGCAGTATCGCAATAGAAAGGCATATTATAACCGTATTTCTTTTGTAATTTCTTAGCTACATCAGTCCAATAGTCTATTTCCTTAAATCTCTCCGTACGTTCGTCAACCAGATAGTACCTACCAAACTCATCAATTCCAAACACCGTGATAGAGCAAGGGTGATTGTATCCCCAGTCGACTCCGGCATAATATTTAAGTTCTTTTGGTGCTCCATCAACGACCATCTTCCTTTCATTGAAATCACGGTAAATAGCACCTTCACCAGTGACCCATAATCCTTTAATCGCTCGGTCATAATACATCCCCGATGGTGTTGAAGCCTTAATTCGCTCAATGTAATCTGGCGCTAAGTGAGTGTTGTCGTCAATTGTAAAGTGGTAGACAAGTTTCTTCATCTTCTCGTCTTCCTTGTCGATGTAGTCCACTTTTAACCAGTGTTGCGGATTATCTGGGTTGGTATCAACGATAATATGTGAACCGGACATTGAACAACGCTGAAGTATTTCTTGGAATACAGGTTCAACACCTAGTGTTGCTTCGTTAATGTACGCACCGTAAGAAGTAAAACCACGAGCGCCTTTCAATCCTGCCATCGTAGCAGTTGAAACGGGTGTTATATCAACGCCAAATAAATGATAATGGCCGTGACGGTCAAGCTTAAACTCAACACCAAACTGGTTCATGCATGAGATAATCACGTTCTTGTTAATACTGTCTGAACTAGCACCAGCAAGAATATACTGAGGGTGTTTATCGCCATGTTCTTTGGCAAGTCTAGCTGTCCTCCTTAACTCATAGATAAACAGCAGATTATCAATGAAAGTCTTACCCGAACGAACAGCACCAGTTAGAATCATCATCCCAAAATCATCATTCAGATAAGAGTGAAGCACTTCTAGTTGTTTTGGTGCTAAGTAATCACCTAGGCTCATTGCTCTTATCCTCCTTTGTAATGGTGTCTAACATCTTATCAAGCAACAGTTCCATATCCTGACCGTTATCTTTAAGAGATTTAATCTTCAATCGCTTCAATTCTTGGTCTAACTTAACGTTCTCTGCGTTAGCCATGTTGAGCTTACGGAATACTTGATCACGATACTTTTCAGGCAACCTGTTCTTCAACCAAAAAATAATTGCACTAGTATCTGGTGCAACTTCTTGTACTGTTTCAACAATCGGAATACGTTCATAGGTTGGAATTGCCAATGCAGCCGCAATAACTATTTCTTCCTTTGTTTTATCCGGGTGGTCCAATTTATAGGCATTCATATACTTAACTCGCTTAGCTTTGAGAACGTCACTATCAACTTTAACCATTTTGTATTGGGTTGTTTTTGTAGTTGTCCCCATTGCTTTTTTTAACAGAGCGTTTTCAACCTCAACGTCGACGACTTCCTTACCTTTTTTCAGGGCGTCAGCAATGTCAGGATGTTCCTTTTTCCAGGCGTATAAAGTAGGTCTTCTAATACCAATATTCTTAGCTATCTGCTCATCGGTCAGACCATCTCTAGCCCATCCCTGAAGCTTTTCGAGTTGTTCTTTTGAATGCCAATCTTTATGACTTGCTCTAGTCACATAAACCACACCACCTTTCATGCAAAATAAAAAGACCAGCTGTTAACTAGTCCTCAATCAATTCAGCTTTCTTTCCTGTAAAGTCTTCCCAGCGTTTGATAATCACATCAACATACTTTGGGTCAAATTCCATAACACAAGCGTTACGACCGTCTTGCTCGCACGCCATGATGGTTGTTCCACTACCACCAAATAAATCTAGTACCACGTCACCCGACTTGGTACTATTTTTAATTTGATAATCAAATAATGCTACTGGCTTCATGGTTGGGTGTAAATCAGCACGCTGTGGTTTATCGAAATGCATAACAGTCGTTTGCTTACGGTCGGAATACCACGAATGACTACCGCCTTCAACCCAACCGTAAAGACACGGTTCGTGTTTCCATTGATAATCCTGTCGACCTAAAACAATATTGTTCTTTTCCCAGATTAGATTTTCACGAACACTTAATCCAGAATTATTAGCAGCATTAGTAAAATTAACCATTTCAGAACTGGAGTACCAGATATAGAACGATGCGCCCTGCTTTAAATTATCTTTTGCAGCACTGAAAGCATTAAACAGGAATTTGTAAAACTTATCATCTTCCTGACGATCATTTTTGATGGTCATACCGTCTTGCCCAACATAGCCCACGTTATATGGCGGGTCAGTTAACAGGAGGTCACATCGCACCCCCCCCACTAATTTTTTGACGTCTTCGGGCTTGGTGCTATCACCGCACATTAAACGATGCCGTCCTAACTGATAGATTTGACCCAATTTTGATTTAGGTTCTTCGGGAACTTCTTCGTCAAAATCATCCTCTTGTACTTCAACCTCATCATCGTCCAAATCTAAGTTGAAACCAAAATCAGACATATCAATGTCAGCGATATCGCCTAGTTCATCGTCAAGCAAGCTCATATCCCAGTCAGTTAGTTCACCAGTTTTATTGTCGGCTAATCGGTAGGCTTTTACCTGTTCTGGCGTTAAATTATTTGCTACAACTACTGGCACTTCTTTCATACCTAGTTTTCTAGCTGCTTTGTAACGAGTATGGCCAACAATGATGACATTATCCTTATCAACCACGATAGGTTGTTGCCAGCCGAACTCCCTAATCGAATTGGCTACTGCTTCAACCCCATCATCATTGTTACGTGGGTTATTAGGATAAGGTTTAACCTCATCAATCTTCATGCTTTGAACTTGCATTCTTCAGTCCCCTTTTCTTGATAAGAAATCGAAAGAATCCTACTAGCCAAAAGATAGCAATTACAATCCATGCTAATAGCAAAATTACCGCACCGGTTCCCCAGTAGATAATTGCTGGGCTAAATACTAACCACCACGACCAACTAATCGCATGCGCTAGTTTTGCTCCGGTGAACATTGCTGTAAGAATTATCACTAGCCATTTCATTACGTTTTCTCGCCCTTTCCTTTTGTTTTCTATGACGTTCAGCATGGTTTAGCATGTACAGCTCTGCCCCACTGCTGACCGTGCCCCAATTCTTATAATGTTTCATTGCTAAACTTCCCAGAAAATCCGTTCATTCAAGATATGCTTGTAAGTTTTCATGGCACTCTTTTGCGCCTTAAGCAGTTCTTGATTATCTTTATCTAAGATAGAGAAATCATCGCTTTTCATGAACTTCTTTAACTTACTGATTTTCAATCCTAAATCATCACGTTCTTTAACTAGTTTCAAATTATGTTCACTCATGTTTTTCACTCCCAAATAAAGACGTCCTAAAATTCCATGATCAAAAAAAGGCAGGCTATATGGTAAATGCCATTTTTGCTTCGTAATATCGTAAAGAGCCTTTTTACATGCAATATCATAAGGATTGCTTACAGGATTGCCTTTAATATCAAAGAACTGCATGCTTGGAATATCCGCACCTTGATATGTAAGAGTGTGATACACTCTGTCATCATCAAGTTTGACGAAAAGAATTTCATTGTATGCCATATATATTCCTCCAAACAAAAAAGCCAGCGCTAGGCTGACTTAAAACTAATTATTATTTTCTGAAATATTATAGTCACTATTGAATTTGAAATTGATTAATAGCAGCATTTGAACAAAGTCCAAGATACGCTGTGCATCGTCCTTATTCTTAGCTGTCTGATCATGTGTAGCACTATTACCTTCAGTTCTAATCTTATCAATCCACTCTCGGCTCTTTTCTGGAACATATCCATTTTCAACAAGGTAGTCAACATATTTAACAAACCGTTGACCGTCCTTAGCGCCATAGTAAACCGCTACATTTGCTAATATTTTACGACATATTAATATAACCCCAGTAAATGCTCCAGCTTGATATGAATTTCGTGCTTCATCATATAAACTCTGCACTGTATCTGGCAAATTAGTTATTGATTGACCATAAGCAGATCCTGGTGTCATTACATGATTTTCCATAAAAGATGGCCTCCCACAATACGGGCACAAATAGATTGCAGCATTATTGTTATATTTTAACGTATATCCATAGCTTGATCCTACTGTTTCTCCACAATATCCACATGTATATCTATAAGAATTTAAATGCCCTGCATTGTCCCAATTTTCGTAATCAATAATTGTATGAATCATTTTATTTTCACCTCATACATATAATACAAAAGCCCAGTCGCAAAGACTAGGCTGAGGTAAAAATAAAATGATGTGCCCGGCTTTCCACACCGAGTACGCTCCAACAAGCGATGTTGCATTCCCACCAATATATTGATTTCTAAATATATTTTGTGGTGCTTGCTGAAGCTCGTAAGCAATCGAGTTGATTGTGTTTAACAGTAAGGAAAGGGCTGTTCAGCTCCTTCTATTGATCTGATTGCTTACTATGCTGATGGACGGAATCGAACCGCCACATACCAGTAGTAAGCTGGAATGTCCCTGTTGTTGCACTACCAACATACAGCATCAGCGTAAACTTACGTAAGGAGTTGTCCCCTTGCCGCAAGTATAATGTGCACTCGTTAAGCCGTTGAAGTTGAGTGCGAACTTCTTTCGTTGTAATTTCAACGTGGTTGCCGTGAGACTAGCAGAGTCGGCTATTTATTACTGTAATTTTAGAAAGGAGGTTTATCCAATCAGCACTTTTTATGAAACCAAACTACTGTCACCGTGAAGAACGTATTAAATACAAACGCGATTGTAAGTACATGCTAGTCTCAACGTGGATTATGGAACTTGCATCCATCACCGGCTTGGTTACCGTTCCACACACTTAACAGAGAGAATCCTGAGTTGCTGGTAGTAACTCGTCTACTCCTCTGCCAGAGTCAATAAAGTCGTATTATTAAGCAGTTTAAGGACATGAATGCTGAAGTCATTCGTGCTCGGGTCACATGTATTTGGTATTTGTAAGTTCAATTAATTTTTTGAACAATACCATATTAACCCCCTTTTTTAGTTAAAAACCGCAATCTAACCGCAGATTTACCGCAAATTATCCGCAGATTTACCGCAATCTTTTTTATAGATACGAACAGAATCATCAGGACACATAAGTGCACCTTCCCAAAGTGCTTCTTCTTGCTTGTCATTAAACGTTCGTTCACTCATTGCCGGTTCATAATTTTCGTTAATATATCTCAATGTTTTTGTAACAGATTCGTTTTTGATAAAGCGATGAAGCAAAATATCGCCCAATACTTCTTCATCTTCACTAATTGTTTTCAAAGCCTCACAACACTTAATCCGGATACGCCATTGATACTCTGCTTCAGCGTGATTAACGAACTTCTGGTCCGGGTCATGTGGCGTCCCATCGTTCGGCTGTCCGTCCATACTAGGTGACTGCAAACCCGGGAACCGTTGCATTGCCTTAAGCTTGTACTTTTTCCATTCTCTTAGATACTCCTTGAATGCTTCCTTAGTGGCTTCTTTATCCAAATTACCAAATACGCTGTCAACCACGCTCTACACCCCTCGTCCCTTGTGATATAATTGATTTGCTTTAATTTATATCTCAAGGACGCTCTCACGGTAGAGCGTATTTTTTATTCAGCTCTCATTAGCGCCAAGGCGTCAGTCGTTTTTAATATCTTTCGATTTTCACCATAGTGGTTATTTCGGTAATCAAGAATAATCTTGTCAGCAGTACTTCTAGCAATATCTATAATTGTTGTTATCTTCCCAGCGGATAAACCGTGTTGATATAAGAACTCTGTTTGATATTGCTTATCCGTAAGCTTGCGTCTAGCTAACTCTTTCCGAATAGCTGTTATATCATGCTGTTCTCTTGATTTCTCCGCTAAAGCTATCCGTTTTCTGAATTTAAGAATTTCTTGTAACCGCCAATCACCAGGTGACAAGATGTTTTCTATTTTTTCACGTAAATCGCCCCAGTCCTTAATGCTATCAAGTGCTTCACTTAACATTGGTGTGATGCAATCCATCTTGACGTTCCCTCTTCAATTCATTTTCTTTCCGTCGTTCCCGCTTCTTCCGGAGACGGCTTTTTTGTTTCTTTTTCTTTGATTTCATAATTTCTCCTAGTCTGGTGTGTTTTCTAATGAATCAGCACTAACTTTTACTGCTTCGTATTGATTAGCCCGTGGCCCAATCGGCTCAATTTCAAATACGTGATAACGGCCTTTAACTTTATTAGCAGTAATTCGATACTTACGGCCCATACAATAAACCGGTGTTTGTTCTTTCAACGCCTTTACTGCTTGTGAATACAACATGCTTTCTTCACCTCAATTTCTACTCGTGGTTTGTCTGAATAATACTTGTGTGCTACTAGGTCGACTATCTGATTATCGTCTTCCCACAGAAGCCCATTTAAGCCATCCAAAGTAGATTTAATGTAATTATCCGTGTCGGGCTTTACAACAGGTCTGTGGCTACCTGACAAGCGCAATGCACGCTCTTTTTTTGATAGGCTCGATTGCACATGACGAAAGAAGTTCAATTCAACCTTGAGCGGACCAGTTAACGGCGCTTGTTTGTATTGAAACTGGCACATCATCGCTAACTGCTTTTTGTACACTGACACCTTCTTAGGGTCATACAAGCGAATACCTCGCCCCATTCTGGTTGCTCGTGGTCGTGCTTGTTCGACTGGCTCAATCTCGAATACTAGTCTCACTTGTGCTTAATCCTTTCGTTTGTGCTATCTACCTTAATCGTTGTTACCACTCCCAGCACGAAGCCAAGCGCTCCGGTTACTGTGATTGCTAGTAAGTCATATATGCTCATTCTCTATCTCCTATAACCGTTAACCGAAGCGAACACTTTAACTATTCTCCTCATCATGGAAACTCTTCGCTTCTCTAATTGAGTCATCCCCATCCATCTAGCACGTTCAATCCCACGCCTACGGGTTCGCTTAATTCCACTTACTCGTGCATAGCCTAAAAGAAAAGCTCTTGCTTCTTTTTGTCTTCCAGGATGTCTTCGATAATATAAGTCAAACTCAACCATTGGATAATAGTTGCTTGGCTTATAGTGTAGTAATCCTTTAACAGGTACTGATGATGGCTTGCCGGCGGACCAACCAATCAGCTTAGCAGATTCTGAACTACCCTTTTCCTTAGCAAAATATTGAATATCATTCATCAGTCGCACCTCTCGTAAGTTGATCGAAATACATCATCTGCAATTGCATAGCTTGGAAACGGTGGTCTACCAACAATCCAATCTCCAACGTGAATTTGATGTTCAACTGAACTTGAGGGTTTTGTATACCAATAGCGACTAATTAAGTTTTGAACACTAACATAATCACCGTCTGATTTAATATCGTGAATACACCACTTTTTAATCATTTCATCCGACCCATCAAACTGTTCAGCTTCAATTAAGGCTGTTTTTTTGTATTTGTGTAGCATTAGTTCAATAGCATCTCCTCTGCATAGTCTTCTGGTTCGACTGGACCATTAATAGCTAAATCAAGCTCAAACTCTTTTCCGTGCTTAACTAGGACAGGATTTCCCCACTGATTAAGCACAATGCAGTAATGTTCATCTAAATCAATTCTCATTTGCATACCTCTCCAGTCGTGGTACTAGCCATTCATAGGCTTCCATAGGTGAATTAAAGCTTGCATTCAATTCCATAACCCACTCATCTGAATTAGGTGGATAAACATAAGTAGACCAAGTAACTAAAGGAGTATCTCCCCATCTATTAATCCTTTGGTTAGGAATTGGTAGTCCAGTAATCTCGTCCTTCCACCAAGTACCATTATTAATTTGATCAATCCGTTCTAATTCAATCCTCCAACCACGTTTGACTAATTCATGAAACAAATTAAAACGTACTTCCAATGGCCTATTTGACCAATTAAAATTATTCATTAGTCGACCTCCACACAAACAACGCAATCATAATTGAGTAATATTTTCTTTTCAGACGCTTCTATGAGCAAAAATTGTGGTCTTAGCCATCCACTAGTATTAAAGCCTTTCATAACTTCATCGAAGTCAGCAGTAATCGTAATTGTTTGCCCATCCGTCAAGTGAATCTTAGTCATTGTTATTCCTCCACCGGTTCCTTCATTGCGTCAATAGCTTTTTGAGGGAACCATTGCGACATATTACGCAGCTCTTTATCTGTCCATTTCACGGCATTTTCTTTGCTTCCAAAACAAAATGCCATATAGTCACCACTAGCTTGTAAATCTGTAACATATTGCTTAATAGCAACTGGCCCTTCTACGTATCGCATTGCCATTAGGCGATACTTCTTTTCCGGGGAGCGATCCTTGATTGGAGTCCTAAGAAATTTGTTAATGATTCTAGTAAGCTGAGCTTTGATATAAGTTGGAACCTCTACATCATGATTCACAAATAAACAATCAAACATGTTCTTAGCGTCATAAGGAATATTTACAATTGTGAACGAATTGTAAACTACTTTAATTTCACTAGAATATTTATATGCATCAGTTGAGCTGTTTATAGCTCTAACACTATTTGCTAATTCATCAATTTTCATTACTACCATCCCTCTCTCATGCGTCCTCCATCGGTTCCTTCATCGCATCAATTGTAGGCGCTAATAATGGCTCACGTTCCACAAGCACTTTTAAATCGCTATCGTTATACTGCATTGCTTCACTTTTTAGATTAGTGAAATCAATAATAAATTCATCAAATCCTGTAATTATTTTTTTAACGTATTTAGGCATTTGGTCAATTTTGCGCTTAGCCACTAGACGATACCTCTTTTCAATAGCACGATCCTCAATTGGTGTTTTAAAGAACTCTTCAATTAATTCTGATAGATACTTACTAGTTTCCTTGCTAATGAAGTCATTAGCAGAGGTAAACCAATCTATTCCTAGGAAATTCGTTGCATCAAGTGGGATTCTAAACAATAAATCATTTTCGTTATCATAAACACGAATTAAGCTATCGCAACGATTTACTACTATTTCATCATTATGATTTGCTTTATTAATAAATTCCTTAATCTTCATCTTCACTGACCCCCTAAAAAGGTAACTCTTTATACGTTGTTTTAGCGTATTTTAGAATTCCATCAACATGTTTGTATTCGTGAAAGGTTGGTTCAGGCTCCCCTATATGCCAATAATATGCACTTAAAGGCTTTTGACCGGGTTTTAAATCTATTTCCCAGCCATATAGATTATGTTTACTTTCATACCATTCGCCTTTTGGATAATCTTTGCCAATTGGAAACCACCGATATGCACAATCATAGCCACCATAGTATTCGCCATTAACATCAGGCACATCACTACCTGCGGGCCAGATTTTCTTAGTTGGTCTTGATTCATACCATTCGCCATCAATGTTCCTGACAATTTTATGAGGAGTTGCTTTGTAACCCCTAATCATCTTTGGATAAAGCATCTTCACTAACCTCGTTTTTAGTAAAATTCTTCCACTAACGTATTCATACCCTTTACCGAAATCAAGTTTCATTTGCATTCCTCCAAATCTTGCACGGCATTGTCGTTTCACCACCAAATCGCATTAATTCCAGTTTTTCAAGCGGATAACGATATACATTCCACCAATCAGGGCGGTACACCTGTACTTTGAAATTTAGAATGGCGTTGTTCTCTTTCAAAATTTCCCTAAACTTTTTAACAGCTTCTTTCTTCGTGTTAGCAGCTACCGTATACTCTTCTATGCAATCATCACGGACATAATCCTTTGATTGAAACATGTACAGGTACATCACTACCATCCTTCCCGCATTCGTCCTGCAATGAACGCTAGGACTATCGTTAGTATCATCGGTATCAGTACCCAGCCACCAGCAAACTTCATCGTCACTACTGCAATCAGCGTAATCGCAAACCACAGCACCGCATACAATACGCTATCCATTTTCTTTATCACTCCTAAATTCATCTAAGCTAACTCCCAAGGCGTCAGCTATCTTGACCATGTTTGTAAAACTGGGTTCTGATATTCCCCTACTATACGAGTAAAGGGTGTTATCTAGTATTCCCGTTAACTTTGACAAACGATATATCGACATTGATTGTTTATCTAATTGTTTTTGCACTAATTCCCACAACATATAGTTATCATTCCTCTTTTTAACCACAAAATAGTGTGGTATAGTTATTTTCGCAATTAATAATAAAAGCTCCTTTTGAATAAACAATTAATTGCAATCCAGTCACAAGTGAGGTGAATTAAATAATGTATTTCTCTATTCAAAAAGCGACCAATGGTCAATACTATTTCTTAATTAAATCTGATAATCATGAAGTAGTTGCTACTAGTGAAACCTACTACTACAAAGAATCGGCCGAGCGTACTATCAATTCAATTAAGCGTGGTATTAATCCCGATACAATGGTTATTGATGTTACAAAGTATTAATAATACGTTTGATTCTATTTGCTAGAGTTAGATTTTCAGCTGCCTGTTCTTCAAGTTGCTGAACAATCTTCTCTAGCTCTTTTTTGTTCAAATCCATTATTCAAGTTCACTTCCCCGTTGCCATTCGGCTATTAATTCCTGCGCTCTTACTAACTGGTCATGCTCATAATCACTGTTAACACCTATCCGTACCAGCTTTGTGTACTCACGTTGACTACCTAACAGCTCACATTCACCAGCAAATCCTTTGCCGACAAAGCGCATCTTGTAGTTGTTTAACTGGGTTACTGCCACACCAAGGTGAGTTAGTGTCATTTTCAAACCTTTAAAGTTCAATCCAGCTCACTCGCTTTCACTTCAATTACCGGTGGAAACATCTGGCCCACCTCTGCTACTTGTGCGGTCTGTTTTAAGGCATTAATGCTGATGACCTCACACAGTTTACCTTTGTAATGCACGTTAGCGTTTGCTTCATACAGGGCTTTCAGTCGTTCAAACTTCATACCAGCTCTACCTCACTCCGCTTCACGTTAAGGTTGTAGTTAAGGTCAACTGTCCCATCATCGTAGGTACTAGTTACCTCGTACGTATTACCTTGATACTTAACTAAATCTCCTAAAAACATTTAGATTCCCTCCTTTGCTCGCATATCTTCCATGTTGTTAAAAGCCAAGCGATGATTTGAGTCCCGACTAATCAGCCGGCTAATTGTTCGTTCACCGTAAATTCGCTCTAGCTCACCAGTTTTGTTGTTCGTAGTGATGATTGTTTGGTGCACAGGCTTCATGAGTTTAATACCAGCTTTTTTGGCTGCCTTTCGTTCTTTTTCTGTACCCTCGTAACGGGCATTAGCGACATCAAACATCAACGTTTGAACGTCTTTTCTGGTTCCTGTGTAGCCATTCGACATAACTTTTTCGATACTACCGCCATCAGCTCCAAGGTCATCTAGCAGTAATACATCACACTCACACATGGCCCGTTTTAAATCTCGTAACTGTTCCTCACGGTCACTGTATTGGTACTGCTCAGAAATGAGCTGGCTTAGAGCAATTACCGAAACAAACAGCACTGTTTTATTAGCATTTTTCAGGGCATTAATCATCGCTAGAGATAGTGAAGTCTTACCAACTCCGGCATCACCGCTCATGATTACGTTCAAGTGACCATTAACCATTTCGTGAGCCAACTTGAATGCCTTGTTGCCAAGGTTCTTTGCAATAACTGGATTCTGTCGCTCGTTGGGTTTCCAATCTTTGAAAGTAAAATCAATCTCTCCTGAAGCCCATAGCGATTTGTTCCAGATAATTCTTTGCTTCTTTCGCTTAGCCTGTTGGTTATACAGCTTGTTCATTTGCTTATTGCGGTCATTAACCCGTTCAGCAAGCGAATTGTCATTAACGTCGACACCGTGTTCGGCAAAAATTTTAGGGTCAAGGTTTAAATTTAATTTTGTTAAAGGCACTAGTTACACCTCCTAGCTATAAACTCGTTTTCTTTGTTGATTAGATTGCCATTGTGCATTAGCTTTTGGAGCCATCGTGTCGTACTGCTTACGTAACTTAGCTGTACTTAAAATATTTTGTTTCCAGAAGTCGTCTGCCTGGCACCAATCAATCATGTTTTTAATTTTTTGTGGGGCACGGTTGTCCCGTTGAATCATTAGCCGGATATTATCCGCCCATTTTTGTTTTTGGCTTTCGGTTAGCTTTTTGTGCTCAGGGTTGTTTTGCTTAATTTTGTCAAACAGGTACATAGCCAACCTGTACTCAATAGACTCTTTTGAGAATTTATGACCTGATTTGTGGGAAGTCGATTTCGACTTGCCACTATTCTCTGTTGTAGTCTTTGATGTAGTCTCTGGTAGTCTATGGTATTGTTCAGGACTATCAGTCCCTTTCTGAAGGGGACTAGGAGTCCCATTCTCAGCAGGACTGTCAGTCCCCTTCCTTTGGTCTTGCGAGTCCCCTTCCATTTGGTCAGATTGTCCTAATGCATTGGTCAATTTGTCCAACTCGTTATAGTCAATTGCGTACCACTTGGTCCGGTCGAATTTCAGCTTGTTCAAATTTTTAGTTAGCAATATTTTTTTATCTTCTAAATCTTTCAGATAGCGTTGAACAGTTTTAGAAGCAATCCAAGGAAATTGTTTGTGCCATTCCTCAACAGTGTTCCGGATCCATTTCCGACCACCTGCTTCTTTGCCAACTTTCGGGTTGTTCAACCAGTATTGAATCTGTTGAAGAATCAACGCTTTATCCGAATTTCCCAGCGCTTTAGCTAACGTTGGTAAGAACTGTAATGGTTGCTCGTTAATTAACAGCTTGCTCATCGTCTATCCTCCCTAGATGAAGTTCTTTGGCTAACTCGGGTGTTACCTTTATCGGCTTCAGATGGTATCGCTGCATAAAGCTCTTGATTCCCATTGCGTGCCTAATTGTGTGATGTACCCGACATAGCGGTTCAATATACATTCCGGTGTGATTGATTGTGTTTCGATTACGTCCCATTCCAACAGTGGTTACATGGTCAATATCCGCATGTTCTTTTAAGCAGATAGCACAGCACAGCGCTTGTACCGTATACACATGGCAACTCGTGGGAAGTCGCTTGGCAGTGAATCCCAGATTTTAGTTCTGAACGGAATATCTTCGTGGAACATGAAATCTAAGATAGTCGTAATCATGTAACTAGCAGTAGTAACAGAGCAGTCCGACAAGCTAAACGGTTCAATATTGAAGATTCCTTCAACCATGCTATTGAAGTACGCCTTAGCTTCCTCCGGAACATATCCGGTATAAGCACAGAAGTCATTCAGCAAGGCATAGATTTTCTTTCGTTGGTCTGGTGTAATGTGTCGCCCGTCTTCGACTGACAGCTCAACTGTGGGCTGTTTGCCGTTAGCTAAGGTAGTTAGACGATTAATACTTAACTCGTCATCTAGCGCAATCTGAACGGTATTACCAGACGTACTAATTAACTTGCCGTACAATCACATCACCCCGTTTGTTCCTCCTGTTTCATTTGCTTAGCTGACTTGAGCATACTTTCTACTAAATCAATTGATTTCTTTAAGTAGTCATTCTTTGAAAGCTGCTCATTATCCTGACCACTTTGCATAATGCCTTTTACATCGTTATTTACTGCTTCAAAATTGGAATCAGTTATTTTAGCGTATTCATTAACTAACGTCTTATAACGATTGGCATTGGCAGTAAGGTTGTTGCCTTGTTGTTTGCTTGCTGACCTCTTAGGCTGACGTTGCTGGTTCTGTTGATGATATTCGTTAGTGTCAGCGTCCTTAGTATCATCAATCAGAAATAAACCATTAAGGGCGTATTTGCGTGCATAACTAGAAGCCGTACCAGTGATTTGGCTTTCATCCATTCCTTTCTTATTCAATGGTTCTCGAGCATATCCGGTTGAAGATGTTTGTTTGCCATCTTTATCAGTAAATGTTGCCGTTGCTTTGATATAGTGCCAATCACCAACCAATACTGGTTCATCTGATAGCTCCAAGTTATCTCCATACTTCTTTAATAGTGGTTTAGCCGCCTTGAGAATATCTTCGTTTGAGCGATAAGCATAATGGCCGAATTTATTAAACTGACCCTTAGGAGCCTTAAGCTCAAACTGTACTTCTGATAGAGTCATCGCTAATCCTCCTTCGTTACCCATGATCCTTTTTCATTGATGTGTTTAATTTCAATTCTTGATGGTTTAGCAATAATTTTTACGTCATCAACTAATTCACCATCGCTGTTAACAACATGTTCACCGTCTGGAGATGATAATGTTTTCTTTAAATCTCCCCAGCAGAGTTTATCTTCCTCAACATGTTTAACGAATTCGGTGCCCTTATATTGGTTAATCAATGCTTGTTTATCCGCAACTTGTAGGCTAGTTGATGGCTTACTTTGAACAATTCGTCCAAACGGTGAATCCTTGAACTCCCAATTAGGATCCTCATCAATCTGTTCTTGTGCGTACTGCATAGCGATTGACTTAAAATTATCTAGTTCAGCTTGAAGATCTTTAATTTGCTTTTGGTAGAATTCAATTGATTTTTCCATCATCTTTTTCTTGCCAGCAATTTCTTGTCGAACTTGTTCAGCCTTTTGAAACGTCCAAATCAAGCCCTGCTTGTCTTCAATTTGATAACGCTTTGGTTGATGTTCTTGCACTTCTTGGTCTCTTTTAACAGTATTAGTCTTCATCGTTATCCGCCTTTCTCATTGCATCGTAAGTGTCTTGGCTGTACTCGTTACCGTCCTCAACGACTACTTCGTCCAAATGAAGCGGGTCATTGTCGGGATCAAGATGCTTCTTCTCTGCTTGATATAATTGTTCTTCGTTATTCATTACAGCCACCCCATCCCTTTAACAAATTTTTCGCCAAATAAATCTATCAATTGGTAATAGACTTTGATACGTCCTAGTTGAGCGGGTGTTGGCTGGGTGCTTACATTAGTCAGCATTTTGTTAAGCTTTTTCTTGTAGCTGTCATATTTACCCATATAGTGAGCGTTATCTAATGGCATATCTTTAATTGCATTTAGCATGTTTTCCATGATGACTACCCTTTCATGTATTCGATTTTGTACCCTTTTGATTTTTTCATTTTTCCATGTAGAACCATTGATATTGATGGCCTTTGTAAGCCTAATTTTTCAGCACATTCTGTAATTGATTTGAAAGCCATCCGTTTTCCTGTCGGACTAATTGCTATTACCGGTGTCGGCATATGTGTCCTAGGACTGTAATGTTTTCCTCTATTAGAATTGGAAATTCTTTTTCCCCTGGTTCCATAACTATTGTTTTGCTCGTATGTTACCCATTCCAAGTTATTTACATAGTTGTTCTGCTTATTTTCATCAATATGGTTAATACATGGCAAATGATTATCATTTGGTAAAAACGAAATAGCAACAATCCGGTGTACTAAAACAACATCATGTTGACTTTTACCATCGGGATAAAGATTTACTGTTACATAACCAGTGCTTTTCATCACTCGTTGCATCTTTATATTTTTTGTTTTACGGTTTCTAATCGCACCTAAATTAGAAACCTCGTATCTTGTATAATTAGGAATTACTTTCCATTTTTCTTTAAATGGCATATAATCAACCTCGAATAATGTTTATTTTTGTTATTTACTTTGAGCGTGGGCATTGCGACTGCCTTCGCTCTTTTTTTGATCAATGTGGTTGAGTAGCAGTAGTAGTGCATAAATCATTGGGATAAATAATGCCCCGTCATATGCACCGATTGAACCGCAGTAAAACGACCACGCTCCAAGGGCGAATGCTATCAACCGTGAGTGCAGAACTTCGTTAATCATTTCTTTTCACTTCCTTTCGTTGTGATATGTTTAACTCCGCTTATCAGTTACCTTATTTAGAGCTAATTTACGATGGTAAAGAATATAGAATTAGTCCATATCTTCTCCAAGTTGTATATGACTAATGAATATTCTTAATTACTGAACTGATTTCTTCGGAAGTCAGTTCTTTTTTTGTGACGTGATAACTTGCTTCAATCCTGCTAGCTATTTCTTCAAATTCCCGATAACTTAATCCACTCATTGCGTTAGCAATTTGTTCTAATTTTTCTTTTTTCATTAGTTATTGCCTCCTACATTTCATCTGAAAGTTAATGCTTTAGTTCCCTTAATTCCATAAACAGTTGGCCTACCGTGTCGGGATCAGGTTGACTGTTTTTATTTTTTAGTAGTTTCAAAATATACTTCGCTAGTTCGCTGTACAGCTCCTTTTGCATTACTTTGCCTCCTTCCCATGTTTTCCTTGATACTTCATCTGAAAGCTATTCACCAACACAATCAGCATTGCGATTGCTACTGCTGTGAAAAATACTATCTGTGCCATTACTTACCTCCTTATGCTGTTTTAGCTTCCCAGTCGATGTCGTACTTGTGTTCTTCCATCCACCGAGTAGCCTCATAGGCAAAAATAGTAGTTCCCTTGATACCTTCAGTTTTATGTAGTGCCAAGCACCACCCACCATTTGCATAGTCTGTTTCAGGAAACTCATCAAAAATGAATGTCCGTACCCAAGTTGGTGACTTGCCGCCACAACACTTCTTACGAAACTCGTCCATTGTCCAGGTAATTCCTTGCAAATCACTCTTCGGTACGAGATTCATTTTTTCTACTACCTCATGCACAGCAGAATTAATTTGCTCATCTGGAATGGGAATACTCAACTGTGCCATCTGATCAACTCCTTTCTTTTGCTATAATCATCTCGATAGGAGGTGATATTTTGAGTTTTCGTGCACATATTTTCTTCAAGAACAATCCAATTGACCAACCATTAGATGTTGCGAATATTTTCAAGATTACTGTGGGACAAAATGAGGTCCAACCCAGTAAACTAAACGTTGATAGTTCAGAGACAATAGCTCTTCATTGTTCTGGTAATAGCTTTAGTGACAAAATAAGACATTCTACAATGGTTTTAAAAAGCTCAGAACTTTTAGCAATTGAGTTTATTGAAGAAACTAACGACTAAGCATTAAATACAGCTTGATTAAGATAGCTTTCTTAATCAGGCTTTTTGTTTTTAACTCTTCTTCTAGAAGTTCAAGTACCATTCTTCGCTTGAGTTCAATAATCTCTGTATTCATTTGTTGCCTCCTACATATCCAGAACACGGTAAATTTTCTTGCGAATTTCAAACGCTTTAGGCGAATTGTCACCCTTGATTGCGCGATTAACTTGTTGACGATTAATGGTTAGCAAACGTGATAACTCAGCTTGTGTCATATCACGCTCAAGAAGCTTCATCTTAATGTTTCGCTCTACATCAGCTGTTGCCTTTTCAAGCTCGTTTTCTACTGGCATAGCCTATTCCCGCTCTC